ATTGATAAGTCACATTGGGATGAGGTTGCAGACTATTGCGCCAATGATGTTCTTGCAACCGAAGAGGTTTTTGATGCTACTCAGGAAGACTTTATGGCAAGAGAGATCCTTTCTACTGCAGCCAATAAGCTGTGCCCTAGTATTAAGTCAACAGTCAATGACACAACCAATCAGTTAACTACAAGAGTTATATTTCGTGGAGTAAAGAATCCTCAGGAGCAGTTCGTCTACACGGATCTATCTGAGGAGTTTCCAGGATATTCTTATGAACGTGGCGAAGATGGCAAGATGCATAACATGTATCGTGGAGAAGATGTTGGATTTGGAGGATACGTATTCGCTAATCCAGGAATGTATGGTGATGTAGCTCTTCTTGATATTGCTTCAATGCATCCTCATTCTATTAAAGCTCTGAATCTTTTTGGACCATTTACAAAGAACTTTACAGAATTAATGGATACAAGAATCGCTGTAAAGCATAAAGAGTGGGATAAAGCTAAGAAAATGCTTGATGGAGCACTTGCAGATTATATTCCTGATAAATTTAACAGCGCTGAAGAAGAAAAGGGATTGTCTAAGAAACTAGCTAAAGCTTTGAAGATTGCAATCAACTCTGTCTATGGTCTTACAAGCGCTACGTTTGCTAATCCGTTTAAGGATCCAAGGAATGTAAACAATATTGTTGCTCTTCGTGGTGCATTGTTCATGGTCAATCTTAAGCATGAAGTTATGGATCGTGGATACACAGTTGCTCATATCAAGACAGATTCCATTAAGATTCCATGGGCAGATGAGGAGATCATTAAGTTCGTAACTGATTATGGAAGGAAGTACGGGTACGAATTTGAACATGAAGCAACGTTTGATCGTATGTGCTTACTCAACGGATCTACTTATATTTGCAAAGTAAAAGAAGGAGAAGAAAACGGTGCTGGACCTGGAGAATGGAGCGGCACTGGAACAGAAGTGCAGAAGGATGCGAATCCATATGTCTTTAAGAGATTGTTCTCGCATGAAGATATTAAGTTCAGTGACTTGTGTGAAACTAAATCGGTTAAGTCTGCAATGTATCTGGACTTTAATGAAGGATTGGATGATGTTTCTGAATTTGAAAAACTGAAGAATTTACGCTCATCATCTAAGGCATCACTTACAAAGGCTGAGAAGTCACTTCTTGAAAAGTATCGTGATCTTTCGGATAAGGATCTTGATATGGAAATTATTAAAGGTCACAAGTATAAGTTCGTTGGTAAGGTTGGACTGTTTACTCCACTTGTTTCTGGAGCAGGAGGCGGCCTGTTGGTCCGTGAACAGAATGATAAATATTATTCAGTAACTGGCGCCAAAGGTTATAGATGGATGGAGTCTGCTGATGTTCAGGCATTGCATCTCGAACCTAAGATTGACTATTCATTCTATGATAATTTGGTTGAGGAAACCAAGAAAGATATTCAGCAATTTGGTCCATTCGATCTTTTCGTATCAAATGATCCAATCCCAAAGCCAGAGGATAAGATTCTTGATCCTATGAAGGAAGATATAGATCCTGCGGATCCTTTGGTTGATATATATTGTGATGATTTACCATTTTAAATAAATAGAAGGAGGAAAATAAAATGGCAGTGTATAGTATTAGAATTAATGATGGTGGAAACATTTTAAGAGGAAGATTCAAGAATTTCTCTGCTAGAGAAGAATTTGGAAATCGTAGAGTGACTTTCTGCGTTGAACTTAAGGATAACGACCCTAACATGTTTTATGGGGACTGTCCTCTTGAAATTCAGGATCTTGTGAACGACGGTTGGAATGTTAAAACGCTTCGGTCGGAAGAAGAAGGGGACCCTGTTCGGTATTATATTCAGGTTCAGGTTAAGTATTTCAATAAAGATGGAGATCCTGTTCAGAATCCGCCGAGGGTTGTCGTTACAACTGTTGACGGGAAAGAAGAATTAGATGCTGATACGATTAAGGAACTTGATGACGATAACATTGTAGACGCAAGAATGATCATTCGTCCCTATGAGTATAAACCAGGTCATGTTTCAGCTTATCTTAAGACATTGTTCGTAAAGGTTGATGGAAAGATTCATAGAGACGACGACACTTTTGAAGATATTTATTGATTATTTCCTTTAAAGCACGCAAAAAAAGACCAAAGAAAGGTTGAAATTTGGTATCAGTTGCAGAATTGGTTGATGGAAAATTATGAGTTTTAGGGCAAAAAATGAGAAAAAGGTTACAAAATGGCCAAAAATGTAACCTTTTGTAACCAAAATGTAACCTTCAAAAATGGCTTTATAAAGCCTTTTTTTATACTTTTTTACTTAAAAGTTACAAAGTTACAAAAAAAAGTAAGTTGAATATATTTTCGTTTTTAACGCTTTTATATTCTAAGTAAAAAACATTTTGTAACCTCATTTTTGTAACCTTTACTTTGGAAGGAGCGGCTAACTGAACCGCTCTTTTCTTTTTACTTTTAGGAGGTATGGATATTTCAGTAGAATTAAACAAATACCAGATTGAAGCAATCAACAACCTTTCTAATGGAAAGATATTGTTGGGTGGAGTTGGATCTGGTAAGAGTAGAACGGCTTTGGCCTACTACTACATCAAGGAATGTGATGGCAAAATTCGTATCAATGATAAAATCGGATCATTCCGCAAACCAAATAAACCTAAACCACTTTACATAATCACAACTGCTCGCAAACGTGATAAGTTGGATTGGGATGGAGAGATGGCTCCGTTCATGCTTTCAACCAACCAAGATATTTCTGTAAGTCATATCAAGGTAACAGTTGACTCATGGAACAACATTAAAAAGTACACTTCAATAACTGGCGCATTCTTTATATTTGATGAAGATAGAGTAAGCAGCTATGGAGCATGGTCTAAAGCTTTTATTAAGATTGCAAATTCTAACAGATGGATTATATGCACCGCAACTCCTGGTGATGATTTAATGCAGTATATGCCAATATTCATAGCTAATGGTTTTTACAGGAATAAGACTGATTTTGTAAGACAGCATTGTGTCTACAGTCAATGGGCTAAGTACCCAAAGATCGATCACTACGTTGGAGTTAAGAAGCTAATGGCTGAAAGAGATAGCTTAATAGTAGAACTTTCAGCAGATAGGCTAACTCACCGTAACTACCATGATGTTTCCGTAGCATATGATCGTTCTAAATACAGAATGATTATGAGAGATAGATGGAACCCTTTCGATGAGAAACCAATAGAGAACATTTCTCAACTATGTTACTTGTTGCGTAAAGTTGTAAACTCAGATTCAACAAGAACAGAATGGGTTAAGCAGATTGTTCGTTCTCATCCAAAAGTAATTATATTTTACAACTATGATTATGAACTTGAGCTATTAAGACAGGCTTGCAATGAAATCAACATAACTCATACAGAATGGAATGGGCACCATCACGAAGATATTCCGGAAACAGAGTCATGGGTTTACTTGTGCAATTATGGTTCGTGCGCTGAAGGATGGAACTGTATTGAAACTGATACGATGATATTTTACTCACAATCTTATTCCTATAAGACAATGGTTCAGGCTGCTGGAAGAATAGACAGAATGAATACTCCATTCACCGAGCTTTACTATTATATTTTAAAATCAAAAGCTCCTATTGATCTGGCAATCTCAAGATGCCTTAAGAAAAAGAAAGATTTTAATGAATCGAGATTCGTGATTTAAAATCGCGAAAGAAACATGCCTTATAATAGAAGAGAAGCAAAATATGTCTTCTCTTTATCGGTTTCACACCACATTATATTTGGGATTCGCGAAAGAAACATGCCTTATAATAGAAGGGAAAGAATAACTAACGTTTGATTAGCTTATTCTAAGGCTTTTAAAATATGTTGGAAAGTAAATTTCAAGCATGCCTAATTAAACGGCTAAAAGCCGAGTTCCCTGGCTGCTATGTTTTGAAGAACGATCCTAATTACATTCAAGGAGTTCCGGATTTATTAATGCTGTACAAGGACAAATGGTTTGCGTTGGAATGCAAAAAATCGAAGACAGCTCATCACCAACCAAATCAAGAATACTATGTTGATAAACTCAACAGCATGTCCTTTGCAGCTTTTATTTATCCAGAAAACGAAGAGGAGATAATAGATGAAATTCGACAAGCATCCAGAACTGGAAGGAAGGCATGCTTACCTGGGAGCGAGTAAGTATGCTTGGTTAAATTATGACGACGACAAATTAAGGAGCAGCTACGCTAATTCATTTGCTCAAGCTATTGGCACATCAATCCATGAACTTGCATCTGATCTTATTCGTCATAGACGTAAGATTAACAAGAGAGATCGTAACTTGATTCTGTACAAGCTTGACCAGGATTACATTCCTGCATCTGTAGTGGACACTAATTATATTTTAAATAACCTGGTGCCTTACGTATCAGATGCAATCGACTTTGGAATGGAAACAGAAGTTGGACTGAAGTATTCGGAATTTTGCTTTGGCACAACTGATGCAATTCAGTACTATGAAAAAGAAAAGTTACTTAGGATTCATGATCTTAAGACTGGAATAACCCCAGCACACATGGAGCAGCTTCAGATATATGAAGCGCTCTTTTTTCTTGAGTACGGCGATAAACTTGGAATCACTCCAAAAGATATTGATTGTGAACTTCGCATTTATCAGGATGGAGAAATCGTTGCATTCAATCCGGATCCAAAAGATACAGAAGATATTATGCAGAAAGCAATTCATGGGGATCTAATCGTTACAGATATTAGAGGAGGACGTTTCTAATGGGCGAGTTTCTAGAGCATTATGGCACAAAACGTCATTCCGGAAGATATCCTTGGGGAAGTGGTGACGACCCTTATCAGCATGATCCTGGCTTCTTAGGTCAGGTTCAGGCAATTAAAGATAAAGGCATCACTAAGCAAACTGACATTGCAAAAGCACTAGGTATGAATACAACCGAATTCAGGCAAAGATATTCTATGGCTCTGGATGAAGATCGTAAAAATACCTACATGCAAGTCATGGAGCTTAAGAATCAAGGACTTGGTTCAACTGCTATTGGTAAGAAGTTGGGGCTTCCTGAGTCTACAGTAAGAAGCATTCTTCACTCAGATACTAAAGAAAAGACAGAAGCTACTAACAATACTGCTGAAGCTTTAAAGAAATCCGTAGAAGAAAACAATTATATTGACGTAGGTCAAGGTGTGGCTTCAAGTCTTGGAGTTAGTGAGACAAGATTGAACACAGCTCTTCGAAAGCTGAAAGATGAAGGTTATGTTGTAACTAACATTAAAGTTAATCAGATGGGAACCGGTAATGAGACAACTGTTAAAGTTCTTATGAAAGTTCCTAAAGGAATGGAGAATGCTTCGGAAGAAGAAATTCAGAAAGAAGCATTTAAGCAGGCTAACAAGCATAAGAATGATATTTCGCTGGCAGTTCCTCAACCTCAGATGCATAGCTCTGATGGCGGAAAGACTTGGAATAACATTCGTCCACCGGAGAGCATCAGTTCAAAGCGTGTGATGGTTCGCTATGCTGACGATACAGATTCTGCTGGTAATCCTGGTGTTTCAAGAGATGGTGTAATTCAGATCAGAAGAGGTGTTGCTGATCTTGACCTTGGCAATGCAAGATATGCACAGGTCCGAATTGCAGTAGATGGAACTCACTACCTCAAAGGAATGGCAATGTATTCCGATGACATGCCAGATGGTGTTGACATTATATTTAACACTAATAAGCATCGTGGTGTTCCAATGATGGGTGAAAAAGATAATTCAGTTCTGAAACCAATGAAGAAGGACAAAGATAATCCATTTGGTGCAACCATAAAGCCAGGTGGTCAAAGAGGTGCCTTGAACATTGTGAATGAAGAAGGTGATTGGGGTGAATGGAGCAAGACGCTTTCATCTCAGTTTCTTTCTAAACAGACTCCTGAATTAGCTAAGAAACAGCTTACTCTTGTAAGCAGAGAGAAGCAGGATCAATTGAATGATATTAATTCAATCTCTAACAACACGATTCGTAAAAAACTTTTAGAGTCTTTCGCTGATGGGTGTGATTCTGATGCTGTTCATCTTAAAGCTGCAGGCTTACCAAGGCAAGCTTCTCATGTTATATTGCCAATACCATCTCTTAAAGACAATGAAATCTATGCTCCAAACTATCAGAATGGAGAGCATGTAGTTCTCATAAGATATCCTCATGGTGGAACATTTGAAATTCCAGAGCTTGTTGTTAATAACAAGAACAAGGAAGCAAATTCATTGATTCACAATGCAAGAGATGCTGTAGGTATTACACCTAAAACAGCAACAAGACTTTCTGGAGCTGACTTTGATGGAGATACAGTAACTGTAATTCCTACTCGTGGTCAAAAGATAAAGACAAGTACCCTAAAAGAACTTGAGGGATTTGATCCATCTTCTGCTTATCCAAAATACAAAGGAATGCCAGAAGTTGGTAAGCCAAAGTCTAAAGGTGGAGATGGGTTCCGTAAACAGTTAGAAATGGGAAAGATATCTAATCTCATTACTGACATGACCATCAAAGGTGCACCACCGGAAGATATTGCTAAAGCAGTTAAACATTCAATGGTAATTATCGATGCTGAGAAGCATCAGCTTAACTGGAAACAGTCAGAGATTGACAATGATATTAAGGGTCTGAATAAAAAATATCGTGGTTCAGAACGTAAAGGTGCTTCTACATTGATATCTCTTGCCTCTTCTGAAGAAAGAGTTCCTGAGCGAAAACAGTATTATCTGTCAAAGGCCAACATCGACAAGGAAGGCAATAAGATATTCCAGAATACCGGAAGAACTGGCATTAACAAAGAAGGCAAAACATATTTGAAGACTACTAAGTCAACAAAGATGTATGAAGAGCTTATGAATAAGTCTCATGATGCTCATGCATTGTCTTCTGGCACAATCATGGAGAACATTTATGCCGATTATGCTAATTCTCTTCATGCAATGGCAAATACTGCTCGTAAAGAAGCTGTTGTGATATCTCCAACCAAGAAGAATCCTCAGGCTGCTAAGACTTATGCCAAGGAAGTAGAGTCAGTTAACAATAAGCTTGGAATTATATTGCGAAACAAGCCTATTGAAAGGCAAGCTCAGCTTTTAGCCAATTCTCGTTATCGTGTTAAGGTGCATGATAATCCTGACATGACCAAAGAAGAGAAGAAGAAGCTTAGGAACCAGTTGCTTTCAGGTGCTCGTGCCGAAGTAGGATCAACTTCTAAGAAAGAAAGAGAATTGGATCTTACTGACAGAGAATGGGAAGCTATCAATGCTGGTGCATTTTCTAGTAATCAGTTGAAAAGTATCATTGATAATTTCGATGAAGATAAACTGAAGAAACAAGCAATGCCAAGAGAGCAGAAAGGTCTTCCTGATTCTAAGATATCTTTGATA